ACGACGAGGCCGGCCTTATCCGCGGCCGTGGCGTCGACGGCCTCGATGAGGACGGCGATCGCAGTCTCGGCACCCTCATCGCCGGCAAACTGGGCTGCCGGAGACAGGCGGTACTTGCCAGAGGCGATGATCTTCCCGAGCACCGAGCCAAGCGTGTAGTTGACGCCGGCTTTGAGGGTAACGGTCTCGCGGCTATAGTTGCCATTGAGCTCGTATTTGAGCAGGTCACCAAGCGTCGGCGCCATGATCAGTGTAGGCATGTCGGGTGCTCCTTAAGTTTTCAATGATCAGGCACGAGCCGCTGCCGCGCGCTCCTTGGCGCGCCGCACAATCGGACTATCGCCAGCAACCGGGGTGGACGGGGCGGCAGCGATCACGGTGGTGGCCTCGGCCCGAGCGGCAAGCGTGTCGAGCACCGAGCGGCGGAGCGCGTCGGGCGTGATGCCCTTCTTCAGCGCGTCGGCGGCATCGATTGTGACGCCGAGCCGGGCGGCCTGGCCTACGACCGCGGCCACCTCGGCAAACTCCTCCCGCAGCTTCTCGGCGATTCCCGCCTCCGCCGTCGTCTCGGAAGCTGGCAGAGGTGGAGGCGCAGGTGCAGCGTTCGTTGGCGCTTGCTCAGGAGCGACTGCATGCTGCTGCTCGCCCGGTTGATCCTGCGTATGTTCAGCCTCGTTGGTCGCCATGGACAGGCTCCTCTTCAATGTCGGGTTGCTGGTGGCACGCGACGCCGAGGCCGTGCGGTCGAAATCGGCAGCCATCTCTGCGATGGCGAGGTCGAGCGTGCCGACGCGATCGGCGAGGCCGGCTCGGATTGCGAGCTCACCGCGATAGATCGCAGCATTCGTGCCGCGCACCGTCTCGCTCGTCAGCCCACGATTGCCGGCAACGAGCCCGCAGAATTCGGCATAGAGGCGATCGACGTCGGCCTGAATCGTGGCGCGGGCGCGTTCGGACAAGGGCTCGTGCGCATTGCCGTCGACTTTGCGATCGCCGGCGAACACGAACGTCCAGGCCAGTCCCGCCTTGGCGTCCGCCTCGCTCTCGTCGATGTGAACAGCGACCACGCCGATCGAACCGACTTCGCCGGTGCGCGAGACATAGAGCCGGTCCGCCGCGCTCGCGATGGCATAGGCCGCCGACAGCGCGCTCTCGTTTGCGACGGCCCAGAGCGGCTTTGCGTTCGCGCTCGAAATGGCCTTGATCCGCTCGACCAGGTCGAACAACCCGCCAACCTCTCCGCCCGAGGAGTCGACGTCGAGGATCACGCCGCGCACGCTCGCGTCATCCATGGCGGCGGCGACCGCCTCCGCGATATCGCCGTAGGCCTGGAGTCCGCTCGCGGCGTCGAGATAGCCCGAACGACTGACAAGCGTTCCGATCACCGAGACGACCGCAATCCTCTCGGCCGTGATCGACGTGAGGGGCGCCAGATCGGTTTGCGGTCCGATCGACTCCAGCGTGCCGCCGGCGAGACGCGGCCCCAGCACACCGAGGATGACCTCGAGCCTGCCGCGCGCGATCAATAGCGGCGTGCCGAATACGCGGCCCCCCAAATGCGGTAGGTCAGGCATTCGCATTGTCCTGTTCGCCGGCCGGCGTGTTGCTCGGCTCACCCTGAAACAGCGGCGAAGCTGCGGACGACCGGAAATTCAACCCGAGCGACTGCTCACGCGCCTTATCCGCTGCGATCTCGGCATCGACCTGCTCGGCGTCGTAACCGCGCTCGGCCAGCGCTTGAGTACGGCTCTTGAGGCCGGCATCGATCTGTTCGATTTCGGCGCGGGCGTCCTTCAAGGGATCAACCCAGTCCCACTTCGGCGGCAGCCATCCGCAGGCGAGATGCTCACGCCGCCGCTCGCCATAGGCCGGCAGATCCAATGCGCCCGCGAGCACCGCCGTATCCATCCAGCGCGCCCAGACCTGGCGGCACATTTGCCAGACCATGACCGCATGCTGATAGGCCTCGATCCGCCGGCGGAATTCGAGCAGAGCCAGGCGCGAGTTCGAGTAGTTCGCCTTGAGCATATCGTTCGACAGATATGCATAGGGCACGCCGAGCGCGGCCGAGACCTGCAACAAAGTACGGTACTGGAACGGCTCATAAGTCTGGCCCGAATCCGCCGGGGCCGAGGTCTGCACCTCCTCGCCCGGCTCCAACATGGTGATCTGGCCGGGCTGCAGATCGATGGTGCGCTCGTCGTTCTCGTCACGGCCCTCGGCGGCGTCGAGCGGCTCGGCCGGCGCCGGCTTCGTGATGAACAGCGCGTGCATCGCCGCGACCTTCTTGCGGTCGAGCTCGGCATCGTCGTACTGGTCGAGCAGAAACAACTTCACGATCCCGGCCGCAAAGCGCGACACGCCGCGGAGCTGGCCGGCATCCACCGGATCGATGATGTGCACGATCTCGAACGTAGGGATCCGCACTGTCTCGCCGACAAGACCGGGATCCGTGATGTCGCCCGAATGCCGACGCAGGAAGTGGTAGGCGACCCGGCGTCCGATGGCGTCGAACTCGATGCCCTGCCGGATCACGTTGCCGTCCTGCAAAACCTCGTTGCGGTCGAGCGGCAGCATCTCCGAGGGCAGCATCTGCAGCTGCAACGGCACACTCAGCCCATCGTCCGATCGCCGCGGCCGGAACCGGAAGAACACCTCACCGGCAATGAAAACTTCGCGCGCGGCGCGGCGCTGCAGGCCGTAGAAGTCGGTAAAGCCTTCGGCGTCGGCCTCGTCGGTCCAGTCGAGCCAGAGCTTCTGGACCTGCGCCTTAAGTGCAGAATCCGAGATCGTCGACGACGGCTTGATGCCGGCGCCGACCACGTTGCCGGCCCAGCTCTCGATGGCGTTCGCGGCATAGCCGTTGTTACGAACGAGCCACCGAGCGCGGGCGGCAATGTCGGGACCGGCCGCGGCGATCAAAGTGTTGAGGTGCGCGCGGCTCGGCTGAAAGCCCTTGAGCCTGCGATTCGCGAGCCCCGCCTCGAAGCCACCGATGAAGGCGCCGACACGCCGGCGCCATCCCCGCAGCGATGCGAGCACGGTTCAGAGTCCCTTGGAGGCAGACGTCAGAATACGGCGGCGGCGCCCGCCTTCCTGCGCGGCGGCGATGCGGCCTTCGAGGTCCGTGAGGGCGGCTGCCATCTCCACATCCGAGGCGTAGGTGACACGCCGCCCGTCGATCTCCACGGTGCGCACACCGCGGAAACGCGCCGCGAGTAGCGCATCGCGTTGCGCCAACATCTCTTCGAGTGTCATGGCTCAACTCAGATAGCTCGACTGGAATACGCGGCGGCCGTGGCGCGTTGGCCGGGGACGAACGACGCCGGCTACGGCACCGCTCTCCAATTGCGGATCGGCCGACTGTTTGCTGTCGACCTCCTCCACTGGTCCGACCTGGCGTTCCAGATCGGACCACATCGCCTCGGTCCAGCGGTCGGCGCCAACGATCCAGGCGGCGGCACGGGCGTAGACGCGGCAGTCGAGCGCTTCGTTACGCTCTCTGAGCTTTTGCCATTCGAGGCGGGCGAAACCGCGTTTTGTGCGCACGGTCACCAGCTGCTCGGCCGTGAACTGCTTGAGCCATTCGTTCTCGACCCAGTGCGGCAAATGCACCGCTCCAGGCGGAAACACGCCACCGCCTGCACGTTCTTCCTCGGTTGGTTGTTCCAGCCGCAGAAAGCGATAGGTCTCGGCCTTGAAGGTCGACACCGCCACGGTCCACAGCCGCGCGCCGCGGCGCAGGCGCTTGCCGCCCTCGGTCGCGTCGACGAAGGTCGGGCCCGATACCGGGCTCGAGCGGTTGAAGCCCTCGACGCCCTTGACTGGCGCGACCTGCATAAATCCCTGCCGGCGTGACCAGGCATAGACCGCGGGCGCCTCGAAGCCGGTGTCGATGGCGAGCCGCGCGATCCTCAAGTGAGCGCCGCGCTGGTGCGACCAGATGCGGTCCAACAGCGCCGTCAATTCCGCCCATGCTTCCGGCCGGTCGGGCCCGCCCGCGATCACGATATGATCGACGAGCCAGCTCTCCAGCCCACGGCCCCAGGCCCAGACATCGATCTCGATCCGGT